ATGCGCATTTTGGGAATCGTGGCGCTTGGCGCCATGTTAGCTGGCTGTGCGTCAGCATCGTCGGATATCGCGCCATCGTACGTTTCACCGGTCGTGTACCAGTCCTACAACTGCCAACAATTGGGACTTGAGGCTCAGGGTATTTCGCAGCGAGCGGCCGCCCTTTCTGGCGCCCAAGACAGCCAGCGGACGAAAGACGGCCTGGTGACGGCGGCTGCTATCGTCGTGTTCTGGCCCGCCGCATTTTTTGTCGGCGGTGACAAACAGTTTGCCGCGGAGCTCGCCAACATGAAGGGCCAAATGGTCGCGATCGAGCAGGCGAGCATTCAGAAAAAATGCAACATCCAATTCCAGGGGAAGCCCCCGGCGTAAATGGGGCGGCAAGCACCGAAACTGAACACGCCAATCGAGTGAACATGCTGACCTGCCAGCGCCCGTGAATTACCGGGAGAGGGCCTCACGCGACCTGTACGCGAACAGGGATCGGCTCATATTCCCAAGCCAGCGATCCGCAATCCAGCCTCGGGAGCAAAGAAATGAGCATTTTTGACAGCCTGCCTAAATCAGATTGCGAAATCGTCAGCGCCACAGGTCAGGTCAGCCAAACGAAGGCGGCGATCCTGCCGGAAAACATTGTCGTGACCGACACCAAAATTCCGATCGCTGTTGGCGATGAGATCCGGCGTCGTATTCCTAGTGGTCAGGACGAAGTCTACGAGGTGTTAGACCCGGCTTACTTCGAGAGTTGGAAAAACATACCCGCGCATTACAAGATCAAATATCGACGAAAGGGCACCTTCAAACACGGTGAAGGCGGAAATTATACAATCCAACTGTCGGGCAACAATGCTCGTGTAAACATTCGCTCTCACGATCAATCGACCAATGTCGCCGTCGAGGGCGACGTTTTCGGAGATCTGACGGCAGCTCTAAAGGGTGGCGTATCGAATGGGGATCAGCTAGCGAATCTTCTGTCGGCTGTTGACCAGATGCGCAAATCACAGAAGCAGCCTGGCTTCCCGGCGGCGTTTCAGAAGTTCATGTCCCTTTGCGCAGATTGCCTTCAACTGGTGACGCCCTTCCTGCCGGCGCTCACGGAGTTGCTGCCCAAGAGCGGCTGAGGAAGGATGCGCGGACCCCCTGAGGATTCACGGTGTTGGCTGGGCACATATTGTTGGATGAACTAGAGGAACCCAATGGATCAACGACCCAATATGCGCGAGTTCTCGACGATCGCCGGGCTTATCCTCGATCAGCTGCTGGAGCACCATCCGATTCGCGTGAACATTAGCGACTATCCGGTGATGCTGATCATGGGGGTTACTGACCCAACGGACAAATTGGAGTCGGGACGCATGTTCAAGGAGATGTTTGGCGCAACGCTGCAATGGTTGAACGAGGAGGAATTCGTCCACGGCGGAGGCTTGAGCCCCCGCGAACGCTTGAGGCTAACTACAAAGGCGCTGGCTGTTTTGAATGCGGTGCCTCCAAATCTGGGTGGCCGGTCCATCGGAGACTCCATCGCCGAGGCCAAGAACGCAGATGCACCTGAGGCCCGAAACAGGATCGCTACTTTCTTCGGTGATTTCATCGGCTCAGCCGCGGGATCATTCCCCAAATCGGCGGGATCGGGCGGATAGGCGCGACCAATGCCAGCGGAATCTAATAAGTTCCTAGCTGTCAGTTATCTTACTGACGCCACTCAATATAGACGAGCTGCAGAGGTCCTCCATGCCTCTCAATTTCCTGAACTGAGCAGCCCTCAGTATTTCCTGATCGCCCAGAGTATCGAGCTGTTCTTAAAGGCGTACATAATCGCAAATGGTGGCACCCAGAAGGAGTTAACCAAACGCGACATTCGCCATTCGTTAAGTCGGCTTTTCGAAAGAGCAGTGGTTTTGGGCTACGTGTCACGAAGTGTGAAAAGTAAAGCAGTTGTCGATCTTCTCGATCCGCATCACGCGGAGCATACTTTTCGCTATCGGAAAACAGGATACAAAACGTATCCGACCATACGGGAGGCCCTGGATACGCTTTCTCGCATGGAACGAGAGATCGCTCCGGTCGTTTCGCGAACGATCAGTTCTGCATAGACCTAACTGCCCAACCAGGCGGTCGCGTCGTGCCCACCACCCCAGAAGAAGCCCCGCCGGCGCCGCGGCTTGTCCCGCCGATAGATCTGCTCGGCAAAGCGCAGCATCATCATGGCGTACCGGGTGGCGGACAGAAGGTCGTCTCCCAGCTTCACGACCTTGCCGTCTTTCCGGTGGAATAGCCGGAATTCCTCGAACCAGTCGAGCAGGCTGCTGAACACCTTGAGCTTGCCGGTTTCCATCCGTGTCAACATGTCCATCAGCCCCGCCTCGACGCTGACTGATCCGTCCTGAAACTGCGCGTGGACGTCGAGCATGTTGAGCTGCTGGGCCCGATACTGCTCCGCAAGCGCGACGCCAGCGCCCTCCAGCGTCTCCCGGCGGCCGTCTCGAGGCCATGCCCAGGGCAGGGGCCCCCACGACCTGATGGCGCCAGCGTGCACCACCGGTGTTGCTTCCCGCAGCCGGTGCGCCTTGATCACGTACACGACATCCTGATCAGCATCCCAGGCGAGCTCCACCGCGGCGAAAGGGTGATCCCAGCCGAAGTCCATGCCGCCGATCCGGTGCCAGTGGGTGGGGATCTCGAACGGCTCGACCGTGATCGATTCCTCGGTGACCGGGAAGATGCGGCCGGAGCCCAGGATCGGAATGCCCTTGGTTCGGGCGTCGCGCTCGTGCGCCGGGTAGCTGGTGATGATCTTCTGCCGCTGCTCCGGCGTGAAATGCTCGGCTTCCTCGATCGTCATCGAGGTATCGTTGCGGTCTGGAGACTTCTCGAGCAGGAAGCGGCGCACCACGTCCGACATGCCGAGCAGGGGCGTGAAGGTCAGCCAGACCGGTCCTTGTGTGACGTTGGTTCGCGTCAGGCCTTCCGAATAGATGTCCTCCGGAGGCTCCTCATCGAACCAGAGCCAATGCAGGGTTTCCCCCTGCCATTTCTCGCGGCCCTGAACGTAGGATTTGAGACCGATCGAGCTATGACCGGCCTGGACGTCGCCGCCGCCGCCCCAGCGAACAATGATGGTGCCGACGAGGTCGGACACCCCAGCGCCAGGCACGGTCTCCACGATCGCATCTTTCGGGATCGAGCCGGTACCGTGCTGGCCCACGCGACCAAGCAGGATCCGCTGCGGATTGTCTCGCAACGTTTCACCGGTGGGGCTGCCAACCCACGCGAAGGTGGGCTCATCGAATACCTTGCCGGTCCAGTCATCCGGGTAGCGGCCGGTCGCGTGCATTGCCGCTTCAAAGCCGCCAGCAATCGTCTTGCCAACCTGGTTGGCCGCACGGAATAGCCGCTCGCGATAGGTTGCGCCGGCTTCGTGGAAGGCCCGCTGCTTCGCATACGGCCGGTAGTACTTGAGCCGGTTCTCAGTTAAGCGCCGGTTTAGCTCCGCTTGCGCCTTCGCCAGCGCTTTGGCCTCTTTCTCGCTCAAATGCTTTTCGGCGGAAGTCGTCGATGATTTCCCTGAGCTCTTCGTCGCCGACGTCGTCATACCGGTTGTCCTCGATGGTGTATTCCTTGGGAAGCACGCTCGCGATCAGCTTCAAATAATCGCGCGGGTTCTCACGGTAGACGATCTCAATAGCTGCCTGGCCGCGGGGAAGTTCGGCCGCGTTTTGCGCACCGCCCCGCATGTGGAAGTGGTCCAACAGCGCCTGGATGAAATCGGCATGCAGCTTGTTGCGCGCGCCCTTGTGGCGCCCACCATTGCCGCTGTTGCCCGGCAGAAACCGGCCGGTTTTCGCGTCCTGCTCTGCCATCAATCCTCGCCGCTCTGGTTTGGATTGTTGGAGAAAGACAATCCGGGATTGAGCACGGTCTCATGATCGACATAGCCACCCGGGTGCCAGCCGTCAGATTCATCCCGCTCGAACGCCTCTGCCGCGTCGAGATCGGTGACACCGTTTTTGTCGGTCGCCTTCTCCCAGCTCGAGCGATCATCTCGTTTCAACGAGAAGGGCTCGACTTTGCTGCCGTCCGGGTTTTTTGTGTTGCCGTATTTTTCGTTGAGGTAGCGTACGAGCTTGTTGTCATGGTCGGGCCGAGTGTCGTATCGGCTACCGAATGCCTCGACAGCCGCCCCCTCGTGATCCTCATCTGCGATCATGTCGTCCAGACGTTCGCTCCGGCCAACGTGATCACGGGAAAGCTGCGCGTACGTCTTGCTATCGATAGTGCCGTCCTGCCACTTCTGTTCGAGTGCATCAGCCTTGACCTTCCGCTCGACCGCCTTCCGGCTGTCAATCACGTCACTGGAATCGCGGTCATCTTCATAACCGCGCGCCAACGCTTCCAGATCGTTAAGCGAGCCGTCCGCTTGCATCTCGGAAAAAACGTCCATTGGCATTTTGTCGAGCATCTCGTGCCAGAGATGGGCCTCATAATCTTTGTATTCCTTGTGCGTCAGCTTGCCCGCGGAAACCATCCCACGCGCGTGCGCGATGGCGAAATTGGCCCCGCGAAGGTCATCGTTCCACTCGGGATTGCGTTTGGCGAACGCGGTCTGTGCCAGAAGGTGTCGGCTCGTCATGGTGCATCCTTTCAGTGTCTGCTGAACTCAGAGCTTGATGAAGGTTGTCGCGAGGATCGTCGGCTGCACGACCGCGTGCGGCAGGCTCAGGCCGACCGGGTCCGTGGCATTAGCCACGTTGTCAATCGAATGGATCACGATGCCCGTAAATGATGCCCCTGTGGTTCCCGTCACAAGCTGGCTCTGAACAGTCGCGGCCTGCGTGCCGTCTTGGCGTGCCGCTGTGCCGTAGTACTGGTACTGATGTGTATGGCCCGGATCGCTCATCGTCACCGAATGGCGATGGCCGGCAAGCTCATTCACCGTTAGAATGTGCTTTTCGTCGCCACCAGCAGCCCCGAGGTTGATGGCTGTTGCGCCAAAGTAAGTCGCTGTGAGCCGCCCAGCCGCCGTGTTGCCCATGTCGTCGAGGCTAGCCAGAACACGACCGCGGCAATCAGGGAGCGTCAGCAGCTTGTTTGCTGCCCAGTCCGCTGCTGCAGAGGCGCCCCGGCCACCGCTTACAGCAAGGTTTGCATCAGCGCCCCAGAGATACTGGAACAGCGCCTGCACATCAGCGTTCGCACGCTCGCTCGCGCCGGAGCTTGCAGAGCCTATCGTCTTGCCGTTGCAGCGAACCCAGCCCGTGAGCGAGCCGGTCCCATAGAACTGCATGAAGGCGCCGGTTTGGAAGATCGTGGTTGGGTCTACCGTGCCGCCACCACCGCCACCGCCCGAAGGACCGACGATCAGCAGATTGTCCTGAACGAGCTTTTGAGCGCCGTTCTTGTCGGTGAGGCGGATCTTGATGTTGCCGTCAGCACAGAAGAGCTGAGGCACACGGCCGGCAGCATCGAGCGTGACAGGGTTGGGCCAGGGCAGGGTGAGCCCCGTGTCCTGATAGCAATTCTGCGGCGTAGCCGTGGTGCCAGCTTGAATGAGGTAAAGTTTCCCGCCGACAAGAGGCTTGGCCAACTCGTCAAGCTGCTGCGTCATGCTGATGCCGGGGATGGTACCGGCGGCGAAAGCTGGCGCGCTAGTAGGGCAGGGATAAGCGCTGCGAGGATCAGTTTGCGCATCACTGCACCACCGTCAGATTCTTACGGAGAACGGCCCTGGTCAGCTTGTCCGGGTTCTCTCGCAGGATGGACACCAGGTCCGTCAGTTTTACGGGATTTGCGCGGCAATCCTCGATCCGCTGGGCGATGCCTAACAACAGCAACGCGACCGCGTCTGATGGGCTGCCATGGCTGACCTCATCGCAGAGGTCTTCGTACAGCTTGTTGTGAATGATCCTCATTGGGCAGCCCCCGCCACAGTCGCACGCGGGGAGGGGATCACACCTTCCCGCCGGAGCCGTTCAACGACGGTATCGCGGAGGAAGTTGGAGCGGGTGGTGAAGCTCGCAGCCGCCGAGCGGTCGATTACATCAAGCAGCTCAGGCGAACACTTGAAGACGGCTCGCTCGGTGAAGTGATCGGACGTTTGTTCGGGCATCTTGGTTCGCACCAGTGAGTGATTTGGTGCGATCAATATAGGTCTGATGGGAATCCGAAGATAGAAAAAACGTGTTGTGGATCAAAGGCTTAATGGCACTAAAGAGTACTGATCGACATGGTGAGGGATTCGCGGTCTTTAAAGTTGTGAAATGCGCCGACACTTGCGCGGATCCTCGCGAGAGTGGCTCACTTGGCTCCAATCAAAACGCTAACCAGCCAACCGATGGAGCCGCCCACCAAAGGGCAGAGAATGAAAGGGATGCCGAGGTTATACCAAAACTGCGACCACGAGTCCGCTGCTCGCCAAAGCCAGAGAAGCCCGAGAGCAATACCGCTTAGGCCCCCAGTCGTAACAAACTCATTCGACATCAGATATCCAATTGCTCCCGCACCATGCAGACCGACGGCGGCTCCATCGAGGCCAGCCGGCGTTCGCATTCGGCTTTGGTCTTGTCAGAGTATTTCAGCCCGTCATGCCATCCTGGCCGAGGTGCATTGCCGTAGCGGAGGATATACTCCACGCCGTCTAGCTTCGGCGGGAAGACGTCCCCCTTGGGCTGTTGAGCCAAAGCCGGCCCTGCCGTGAGGGAAAGAATTGCGATCGTCAGAGCCCGCATTTTGCCTCCTACCGAATTGCCAAACCGGTGCTTGTCAGCCGCTAAACTATTGAGCCGACTCAAATTCTCTCACGTCTGAACGTGTCGTTGCTACCGCTTTGCTACCAAAGGCCCGGAAAACGACGCCTCCAGGACGATCGCGCCGAACGCGCTGAGCCATTCGTGCCGCTGCTCGGACGATCGCTCGGCGCTGATGCCGATCAGGCTTGCCGCTGGATTGTGGATAGCACCAGGCGGCCAATTCCGCCGTTGTAAGTTCGGTTTCGGGCAGAGCCATGAAAGCTCGCCAAACTCGCCGCTGGATCCTGCCAGCGCCTCGCAAGGCGACAGCCGCAACGGTCTCGCCGCTTGCTCCGGCCGCTGTTGGGGTCCTTTCCAAGTCTTCGGTTCCTCAGTTACGGGTTACGGTTCGGGTTACGTTACGGTTACGGTTCAGACCGGTTACGGAGTTACGTTACGGTTCGGCTCTCTTTAGAGAGCCGTAACCCGTAACCGAACCCCTGGGCGAAAGTGCCGGCTTTCGAACATCTCCAAATTGGTGCACTCTGGACGTCTTTCGAGGAGCACGATGATGAAAAGTATTCAGTTGGCGATGCTCGTGACTGCCCTTGCTATCTTTGCTGGCGAAGCGCAGGCGGCGTGGGGTTGCGGCGAAGGCTGTCACAGGACAAGCGGTGGCGCCTGCGTCGTTGACGGCTGGGGCACGGGAGCCAAGGTTCGGAACGAATGCCCGGTGACCTCCCGCCCCCGTCCACCTTGCGGCGGTGGGGAGTTCGTCTGGGACCGCGGCAAACAGGCATGCTTTCTCAGTCCCCGCAGCTGGTTCTGATCTCTCGCATTCGCCCTGGCTCGCAGATTGAGCATCAGCCATGGTTCACCTTCCAACGACCGCCGCACTCCCTGACCATGGATCGATCCTCCAAGGCTTTGCGGAGGTCGTGCAGGGTTGCTTTGCGGTTGGCGCCAAGGCCGACTGCCTTTGCCTCGTTGTTCCACTCCTCAAGGGTCAGGCCAGCGTCCCCCGCATCATAGAGCAGGCGATAGAACGTCTGCTGATTGGATGAGAGCTTGGGCGACCGAGACGGCGGGGCCGGCGCGTCGGCGGCTTCAACGATGTTGACCGTGATCGGGTCTCCGTCCTCGTCCAAGCCGAACTCATGTACTTTCGACTTAAAGGAAAACAGCGGGCCTTCCGGCATATCGTTGGCTTTGAGCACCGTGGCTGTCTTCACCTCGGTGCCGGCGATCGTCACCATCACGTCAACGTCCCCCAGGAAGGCGTTGGAGCCTCGGGAGCCGCGGGTCTCGTCCTTGCCTGTATGACCGACCAAAGCAACGTGCGGGCCATGGCAGGCGTCCTTGATGCGCTGGACATTTGCAAAAACCTTGCCCTGGTCCTTGTCTTTGTCCTCATCACCTCCGCCGGCAGCAATGAGTTTGGCGAAGGTGTCAAAGATTAGCAGGCCGGGACCGACGCCGTACTCCTGGCTCAGCTCTTTGATGCTCTGCATCACATGCGGAACGCTATCGGCCGCCGTAAGGTCGACCATGCCGGGGCAGATCATAACCGGCATCTGGTCGCGGTCGTCTTCCGAAAGCTCCATCCGTATGCAGTGAGCCATCAGCCTGCGGTGAACGAGGTCGGACCTTTCCAGGGCGAAGTACATCACGCCATAGCAGTGATCGACCTTCCGGCCGTGCCACGGCTGCTTATTCGCAACGCACATGGTCAGCTCTGCCATTAAAGCCGACTTCATTCCGCCGGGCGGCGCGATCCATGCCGACGTTTCGCCTTGGGCGAGGAGCCCTTTCACAAGCCAGTTCTTAGGCTTTGGCAGGAACGACAGCTCCTGAATGGTGCGTACCGGATACTTGAGCCTGGCGCGGCGCGCGCGCGTCTCCCTGTCTTGCTCTTGCCGGAAGGCGGCAACCTCGGCCTCTACGTCGAGCGCGTGCACCGTCATTCGCACACCATCAATTCCGGGTACACGATGTGCAGCACACCCATTTCCTCGAGTCGAGAATCCACCTCCGCAGTCGAAAGATTGCCGTTCTTGAGGCTGATGCCGAGGATCTTAGCCTCGCTCTCGAGCCAGCGCGCGCGGCTGCACATGAAGCGGAGGCCGGCGAGCTGCAGTTGCTTTCGGATGTTGGGGTCGGAGACCATGAGGGGATGGCTCATGCCGCACCCCCGATCAGACGCAAGGTTTCGGCTCCATAGCGGGCTATCAGGGCGGCTTCGGCGCGGCCGTGGTCCTTCTTGCGCTTGAAGTGGTCGGCGCAAGCCGGGAACAGCCTTAGCGCTAGTGAGCGAGCCTCCTCCTTGTCCGAGGACAGGCGGAGATGCCCCTTCCACTTGGAAGGCGTCACAAGGTGTAAGGGAATTGCCGCCGCACCAATCACCCCCAGGACTACGCCATAAGCGCGCCCGAACTTGAAGGTGGACGAGACGCCTTGTCCTGGCATGGCATTGACCCGCTCCAGGAAGACGAGATCAGGCGCCATAGCGGCAATGCGCCGTGCGAGGTTCACGGCGTCCACTTCACCGGCCGCGATCGGCATGTCTTCCACGGCCACTCGTTCGGGATGGCCGGGAAAATAGAACGCGATCGCTCCGGAAGCGCCGGGATCGATACCGAGAATGCAGTTTGTCATGCAGTCCCCCTGGGATTGGAGGGCACCAGGGACGCCAAGAACCCGGCTGTCTTGCTTGATTGAATAAGGCGTGCGGCTTCCAGGAATTTCCTGGCAAGCTCTTCCTGCTCTCCGCGCGCATAGTGCTCGAGGCCATGATCGCGGATGCAATCGATTTGCTGCTTTAGGGCTTTGATGTGCATTACAGCGCCTCCGGTTTGGAGATGCGGTCAAGGGCAGCGCCGATTGGAGACGACGCAATCCCGAACTTGTCGCGCTTGATGCTATGGGAGATCTGCCGCAGAGAAACGCCGTACTGCAGCGCAAGGCTGGCGATGATTGCGGCGTCAGACATGAGCACGTCGAGCATGCTGTTGGACCGATCGGCGTTCAGGAAAATCTCGCCAACCTCTCCATCCGGCCTATAGCCGGTGGTGAGGATCACACGGATTCCGTCGCGCTCGAACTCTTGCGTCTCGTTCGGCCGGCGATTTGGGAGTTTTTCGCGGCTCATTGGCGCACCTCACCGAAAGCGAGCTCCGCGATCATGACGGCGGTTTGGGCGGGCAACGCGAATATCTCAGCGAGGTATTGCTTGCGAAGGGTGGCGAGAGCATATTCCGGGTTGTTCGAGCCGTCCGCCTGAACAGTTACCGGACAACCCCGTGCCGCCAGCGCGGGGTTTTCCATTTTTGAGGCCATGATCTATGCGGCCTCCGTCTTGCGCGGGTTTTCGAGCATCTGCTCCAGCGCCTTGACCGGCACCTTCAGCAGCCGCCCGATCTTGATGGTGGGGATTTCCCCGCGATCTGCGGCGGCATAGGCCGCATTCCTCGAAAGGCCAAAGTAGCGCTGCCCGGCCTCGGGTACGCTGATCGTAAGCGCCTTCTCCGTCATTGCTCAGCTCCTTGTGGTACAAAATCGTACCTACCGAAAGCTGGCTGCTTCGTTGCTACCCTGCAAGAACGTTTTTGTACCCACATGGTACTTTTCTGTTCCTAATCCCGAAGCTCCGTGCTATGTCATCCCTTGTCGTACCAACGGAGCACGGGAATGGCGGAAAAGGATCAAGAGCATTTGCGCATCCGGCTAGGCGCGAAGCTCCTTAAGAAAATCGACGCTGCCCGGGAAAAGAGCGGCCGCACAAGAACGGACGAGATCGAGGCGCGGCTGACGGAGTCCTTTACGCGGCTCGAGATGCAGGAAGTCGCTCAGATCGCGGCTCGGGAAATGATCGTCGAGCTCGAGCGGCGAGCGCGGGAACTGAACGCTCAGAAAAGCCAGCTCGTCGACTTCTACGAAGCTCTGATTGGCAAAAAGGGGAATGATAAATGAAGGGCTCCATCCGCGAACGCTCGCCCGGCCATTGGGCCATCATCCTTGATCAGCGCGACCCGGCTACCGGCAAGCGCAAGCGCAAGTGGCACAGCTTCAAGGGCACCAAGCGGCAGGCGCAGGACGCATGCGCGCGGCTGATCACCGAAATGAACGGCGGCGGCTACGTCGAGCCTTCCAAGGTCACGGTCCTGCAATTCCTCGACCGCTGGCTAAAGCACATCAAGCCGAACGTCTCGCCGCGGACCCATGAGCGCTATGAGCAGATCGCCACCAAGAACCTCGGCCCACTGCTCGGCGCCAAGATCCTTTCGAAGCTCCAGCCGATCGATATCAGCGAGGCCTACGGCAAGGCGCTGGAAAACGGCCGCCGGGACGGGAAGGGCGGTTTGTCCCCCCGCACCGTGCACCACATGCACCGCGTCTTGTTTTCGGCTCTTGGACAGGCCGAGCGCTGGCGGTTGATCCCCCGCAATCCCGCCGCGCTGCTCGAGAAGCGAGATCGGCCCAAGATCGAACGCAAGCCCGTCAGGACCATTGATCCGAACGCTACAGCAGCGGCTTTTGATGCCGCCCGGGAGCGTCGCCTGTTTATCCCGCTCATCTTGGCAACGCTCTGCGGGCTCCGCAGGGGCGAGATTACCGCCCTCCGGTGGCGATCGGTCGACCTTGAGACCGGTCAGCTTGCCGTCATTGCCAGCACCGAGCAGACCGACGCCGGCGCGATACGCGAGAAGGAAGCCAAGAGCGGCCGCGCGCGCACCATTGCAATGCCGGCCATGGCCGTTGAGGAGTTGCGCCGGTGGCGTGTCCTGCAGGCTGAGGAACTCTTGCGCCTCGGCGTGCGCGGAGATGGTGATTGGCACGTCGTTACCCAGGCGGACGGTTCACCGCTCCAGCCTCGCAGCCTGACGCATACGGTTTCCGAGTTCCTGAAGGAGTGGAAGGTCACGCTGCACGGTCTCCGGCACAGCCATGCCAGCCACATGCTGGCCTCGAATATCCATCCCAAGATCGTGCAGGAGCGGCTTGGCCGTTCCTCAATCGCGATCACGATGGACATCTACAGCCACCTGATGCCGAACATGCAGGGTGGGGCGGCGGCGGCGGTTGACGACGCCATGCGAGCCGCCATAAAGAAGCGAACCGACGACGTTGGGTAGCAAAGCGGTAGCAGAGTCCTCTAAATGTTCTCTGCCAAGCGACGAAAAGCTAAACAATTTCAAAGTCCGGAAGGGTGGCCGAGTGGTTTAAGGCACCGGTCTTGAAAGGCGTTCTCGGCTGTTGCGCCTAATACCGAGTTGTCACCGTGCGTCGGATTTCATTTAAGAAAATCCAGTAACCACGCTCATTGAATGGCCGTTAATCACGTTCCGTAATTGCCTGTCCGGTGGCAAATCCGGTGGCAAGAATCGCAGTCTCGATCGCCGCTGCTGCCCGCTCGTCTGTTTGAGGGATCAGGTGGGCGTACACGTTCATGGTGATTGCTGCTGAGGCGTGCCCTAAGCGGCGACTCACTGTCAGAATATCGATGCCGCCCGCGATCAACTGGCTGGCGTGCGTGTGTCGAAGGCTATGGAATGTAGCGGTCACTTTCGCCATGCCAGCGGTGCGCTGCCATTCCTTGGTGACGGCGTTTGGCTTTCGCGGCTCGCCGTTGCTGTCCGCGAAAACCAGCGAACTTGGTGGAGATTTGCCGGCGCCGAGCGCCAACCGCAGCTCCTGCTGCGCCTTCCAATGCGATCGCAGGTCCGCGACCGCAGAGGCGGGCAGGGTAATTGTTCGCCGTCCGTGTCGCGTCTTTGGTGGCTTGAACCGAAGGCCCTGGGCGGTTTGCTCGAGAGATCGAGCCACGGTGATCTGGGATCGATCCAAGGAAATGTCCTGCCAGCGGAGGGCAAGCAACTCACCGCGCCGCATGCCGGTTGCGAGCGCCAGCGCCGCGATCTGGTAGATCGGGCGGCCGCGCGCCTTCTCCAGGACGGCTCGGATCTCGGCCGCTGTGAGAGTTTCCACTTCCTCCTGGTCGACGTGTGGGGCTTTGACCCGAGCGGCCGGGTTGGTGGCGAGAATGTCCCAATCCATCGCATGACCGAGAGACTGCCGGAGGACTCGATGAACATGGCCGACCGTCCGGGGCGCAAGTGACGCGCCTAGCTTGCCGTACAACTGTGTCAGGTGGACCGCGCGCAGCTTTTGGACACGGCCGACGCCGAGATGGGGGCGGACGTGAAGCCGCAGCAGCTCGCCATATCGCTCGGCGGTTTTGGGCGACACATTGCCGGGCACCCAATCGCGTAACCAGCGATCGAGGAATTCAGAAACCGTCATCCGCGTGGGGTCAACTTGCTCGCCGGCGGCGGCCGCGGCAATCAGTTTGGCGAGCTCGATCGCCGCCTCGCGCTTGCTGCCTTTAAACGAGGCGTAGCGCGTCTTTCGCTTGCCGGCGGCGTCGGTGCCGACGTCGTATTTCAATTCCCATGTGCGGTCTCCACGGGGGCGTATATGGCCTGTCATGTCTGTGCCTCCAGCGTTTGCGCCAAAGCGACAAGATCGTCGCCACCAAACAAGCTCGCCTCGACGGTCAAGAGAGCAGGAGGCCGGGCATCAGCGAGCCCTATGAAGTTGACGCCCTGCCCATTCTCGAGCCCAATCGAGCCGCCGTAGAGCTTGCGAACGGCTCTGATCGAGGTGATCTTTCGTGCGAGCCCGGCGTCAGCGAGGGCCTGTGCTACTGCATCTTTGAAGCCTGTCTCCGCCGCGAAAGGGCCGCGCCGCTTCGTTCCGATCCGGCAGTTGGCGAGAGCTGGCGTCGCTTCCGGCACTTCCGAAAGATTATCTGTCGCCAGTACTGACACGAGTATCCAAGCCACCGAATCCGGAGTTGCAGCCGCTCCGCCGCTCGCCCATCCACGTCCTGTGGCCTTGGGAAGTGCTCCGATCCGCACGAGCGCTTTCTGGCGTTCGTAAAGGGCGGCCTCAGAGAACCCCAGCAGGGGGGCAAGAACTCGGTGGAAGCTCGCAAGACTGGCCATGACTAGGAAGTCCTAGTCCATCTTTCGTGTGATTGTAAAGAATATCATTGCAGGACAAAAGACGAACGCGTATCTTTCGTGTAATTCACACGAAAGAAGGGCCTGACAATGACGAGCGATGATAACAACCATCACGACTCCCGCCTTGTTTACGATGTGCCAGAAGCTGGCGCGCTGCTCGGCCTGACGCGTAACGCATCTTACGAGGCTGCCAAACGCGGCGATCTGCCCACGATCCGTATCGGCAAGTTGATCAAGGTGCCGCGGGCAGCCTTTCACCGCATCCTCGAGCAGGCGGGTGAAAAGTGAGTGCTGCGGTTTTCCCGTTTCCGCTGGCCAGGCGCCGAGACATGATCGCCCGCCAAGCGCGGTATGCCGCTGAGCTCAGTGCCGACGCGGGTGAGCGCCACATAGCGCATCAGGTCAAGCTGCAGGCCGACGCCATGCGTCGAAAGGGGGTTAGCGAAGATCTGATCGCGCGCGAAATTGCCTGCATGGACAGGGCGATCAGAGCGCTGCTGGAGCGCGCAATGTCTGGCGGTGTTCGATGAGCCGTAGCAGCGCCAAACGAATTCCCGGGCAGTTTGCGCCTCGACTTGTGGAGATGCTGGAATCGCCAGCCTTCTGCGTCCTCACCCTGTCTGGCCGGCGAGTGTTAGACCGGGTTGAGATCGAACTGGGCCATCATGGCGGCAACGAGAATGGTCGGCTGCCCGTCACTTACGATCAGTTTCAGGAGTATGGGGTCGATCGGCAAGCCATTGGGCCGGCCATTCGGGAAGTGGTCGCGCTCGGCTTTCTCAGGATTACGCGGCCTGGCCGGGCAGGTAATGCTGAATGGCGGCGACCAAACCTGTTCCGGCTAACCTACCGGCACAGCAAGGGCGAGATCGCGCACGGCACCAACGAATGGCGCCAGATCATGACGCTTGAGCAGGCGGCCGCCATTTCAAAGGCAGCAAGGTCAGCCAAGTCGCAAAAAACAAAACCCCAGTGTGGGAAAACACCAAGTTTCAGGGGGGATAGTCCCCACCGAAAACAGCCAATTCATGGTGGGGAAACCCACACTACAGCGCATGGTGGGGAAACCCCTACTACTATCGATATATCGGGTAGGGAGGACGCAGCTTGAGGGACCAAGACCTTCGCGTCCTCGCCATCGTGAGGCGGAGCCCATCCGGCGCCAGCGCCGTCGACATAGCCAAAGCGGCTCTCGGTCACAAAGCCCGTAGGCACTCCAAGACTAGTTTGAACATGATCGGCCTCGGGATCGCGGCGCGCTTGTGCGGGGAGGGGGCGATCGAGCCGACGCGAAGCAACCTGTTCAAAATCAACCGTGACGGAGACTGAGACCACCGCATGAGCAATACCGAGAACGCCAACACATGGGCCTCCCCGATCTGCGTCGGGTGGGAAGAGATCGGGTTGCACATGCGCTGCTCGGATGAAGCGGCCAGATACCGGGCCCGCATCCATGACCTTCCAGTCTACAAGCCAACGGGCTGGAATAAGCCCATCGCCATCAAGGCCGAATTGGACGCCGCGCTGCTCGAGATCGCCCGCCATGCGCAAAGGCTGACCTGGGGCAAAAAAGTAAGCGAGACCGAGGGCTGATCTGCTGATCTGGTCAGCGCTTCCGGACTGGAAGTGGTCCGTCGTGGAAATGTCCGCGCTCCGGACGTTTAAGGTCATCTCGAAAGCGTGACTTGCGCGGCTCGATCTTCCATTACATAACTGTCAACGAACGTTGACGGCACTGTAATGGGGGATTGGGCATGGCTAACACCGGGGCATTCATCACCTACTACCGCGTGAGCACCACCAAGCAGGGCCGCTCTGGGCTGGGCCTGGATGCGCAGCGCGCCGCCGTCGCGACCTACCTCAATGGTGGCGACTGGAAGATCGTTGCGGAGTTCGTCGAGGTCGAGTCTGGCAAGCGATCGGACAGGCCCGAGCTGGACAAGGCCCTGGCCGCGGCGCGCGTGCACCGCTGTCCGCTGATCGTCAGCAAGGTCGACCGGCTCACGCGCTCGGTGGCCTTCCTGTCCCGGTTGCTGGAGGCCGGCGTCGACGTTCGGTTCGCCGACCTGCCCCAGATCGAAGGCGCGACCGGTCGCTTCCTCTTGCAGCAGATGGTTGCGGTGGCCGAGCTCGAGGCCGGCATGATCAGCGCCAGGACCAAGGCGGCACTGGCCGCGGCGAAGCGGCGTGGCAAGAAGCTGGGTGGCAACCGCGGCACCGTGCCGACGGCTAAGGCCGCCAAGAAGGGCGCAGCGGCCACTGGGAAGCGTGCGGCAGAGAGAGCGGTGGATCTAGCCCCCACGATCAAGGCCCTCCAGGAAGGCGGCGCTGCCTCTTTGCAGGCCCTTGCCGATGGGCTGAACGCTGCCAGCATCCCGACGGCCCGGGGCCAAGGCCAGTGGTCGCCGGTGCAGGTGATGCGCGTGCTGTCTCGCATCGCGCCATGAGTGGCAAGGGTTGAGCATGAACAAACTACCGTCTCGCAGGCGCACGGCTTGGCACGAAGCAGGCCATTCGGTTGTGGCGTGGTCGCAAGGCTTCACACCAATACTCGTCTCCATCCGCCGGCAGGGCGAGAGCTTTGGTAGGTCCCACCACACGCCGGCCGGCAATCCCGCGGTGCCCGAGGAGCGACAGCGCGAGAATATCGTCGCCATGGGGGGCTGGGCGGCCGAACTGGTCTCGGGTGAAGCGTCTGACGGCATCACCTACGATTCCGGGGACATGAGCGCTGTCCTGAACAGCATCGCTCCCGATCGGATTGCAATCGAGCTTGGCTGGGCGGAAGCTGAGGCGCATCGGATCGTTACGGCGAATGTAGACCGAGTCCAGAGGCTCGCTGAGGAGCTTCTCAGGCGTGACGAAATAGAGGGCGCCGCGAACATCTTAGCGATTATTGAGGGGCCCGCGTCGCAGTGACGAAATAATTCTGCACGGCCCATCCCCATCATTGAACGCATCAGCACGCAAGACGCCGCGATGAGCGCGGTGCTGCACCCCCTCGACCTATTCACAGGCGGCCCGCGCGTGCGCATGTTCGCGGAATGTCGAACATTAGTCCGCAGCAAGTTGAACGTTTCGCCCGTCAGGGCAGGTCCGCAGTCACCAACGGAAAACGGTTGGTGATCGGCGTCGATGCCCGTTCGAAACATGGGCGTCGATTCCGCGATCTGGTGACCGCCTACACCGATGAAATCGGTGGCCGCCTCACCGCGAGCGATCAGGCGATGGTCAAGCAGGCCGCGGCGCTGGCCGTCCGAGCCGAGATGGCGCAGGCCCAGATCATCAACGGCCACGAGGTCAATGTTGACGATATGGTCCGCCTCTGCTCCGAGAGCCGGCGCCTGATCGACAATCTCAAGGGCAAGGCAGCCGCGCGCAAGCCCGAAGCCGAGCCTGACCTCGCCGACTACCTCAAGGGAGCCACGGCGGCGGCATGACCCTGCTCGAGGCCATCAACGATCAGAAGCTGTTCGGCCGCTGGTTTCGCGACCCGGCGACGTGGCAGCCGTGGTTTGCCTTCGTCGCCGCGCTGTTCGGCCTGCCTATGACCGCGGAGCAGGAAGCGACTTACCGTAAACATACGGGGCGCGAGTACCTGCCTCTGGGCGCGTTCATGGAGGCCTGGCTGATCTGCGGGCGCCGCGCCGGCAAGAGCTTCATTCTCGCGCTGATTGCGGTGTTCCTCGCCTGTTTCAAATCCTACGGCCAATATCTGGGCCCTGGCGAACGCGGCACGGTGATGGTGATCGCGGCCGATCGCAAGCAGGCTCGCGTCATCATGCGCTACGTGCGCGGCATCATCACCGGCACCCCCATGCTGGCGAAGATGATCGAGGGCCAGCTCCGCGCCGACGGCATCGACCTGAACAACTCGGTCACGATCGAGGTCGGCACCGCATCCTTTCGGACCTCCCGCGGATACGCGTTCGTCGCTGTGCTGTGTGATGAGCTCGCGTTCTGGCAGACGGATGAGGCGGCCGAGCCCGACTATGCCGTTCTCGACGCGCTGCGGCCGGGCATGGCGTCGATCCCGGGCTCTGTGCTGCTCTGTGCCTCGTCCCCGTACGCAAAGCGGGGCGCGCTCTGGGACGCCTACAAAACCTACTTCGGCAAGGACGATCCCGCCGTCATGGTGTGGCGCGCCAGCACCCGGGAAATGAACGCGACCATCCCTCAGTCGGTCATCGATCGAGCAATGGTTCGCGATGCCGCGAGCGCATCGGCCGAGTACGGCGCCGATTTTAGAACGGACGTTCAGACCTTCATTTCACGGGAAGCGATCGAAGCCGTTGTAGAGCCGAACTGCCTTGAGCGGCCGCCGGTTGAAGGAATCCAATATGTCGCCGCGGTCGATCCCTCCGGTGGATCCAGCGATTCCATGACACTCGCCATAGCGCATTTTGAACAGCTGACCGGCATAGCCGTGCTCGATTGCGTGCGAGAGGTCAAACCGCCGTTCTCCCCGGACTCGGTCTGCCGCGAATTCGCCGAAACGATCAAGGCCTACGGCATCGCCACCACCCGGGGTGACCGGTACGCCGGCGTTTGGCCGCGCGAGGCGATGGAAAAGCACGGGATCACGTATCGCGTGTCCGATTTGGTCACCAATGACCTGTACCGGCAGCTTCTGCCCCGCATCAATTCCGGCAAGGTGGATCTGCTCGACCATCCGGTCTTGATCAACCAACTCGCGGGCCTGGAGCGGCGCACCGCGAGAGGTGGCCGCGATTCCATCGATCACCCGCCCATGGGCCACGATGACGTCTGCGCCGCGGCAAGCATGGCGCTGCACTACGCCGCCGACGGCAACCGAATTCACATCACCGGCGCCGACCTGGTCGGCCGCTACAGTTGGGGCTGAAAATGGCAACCATCGCGCAGATTATGAACGGCACGGCTAGCCCAAATCGCTATTTCACGAGCGACGAGGCCAAATGGGCTGGCCCGTCACACATCGCACCAGGAAAGCGCCCCGAGAAGCGCATCGGCCGATTTGTCTATGATGGTCCAGACGACTCGCCGATCGCAAAGCTTCGCGCATCGTACGAGAGCGCGATCGCCGCGGTCGACACGCTCCGGACTAAGCGGGGCGAGACAGAAAAGTCCGGCCAGTTCACGCCCTTGGGGGTGACCGAGCAGCTTGCCCGCGGCGCTGTGACCGATGAGATCCCGGCGCTACGCCGCGCGCGCGCCGCGGTCGACAAGGTCAAGGCTGACATCGCCGAGAGGCGCGGCTCCCTCAAGCTCGCCAAGCCCACGCCAGAGCAGATTGAGGAGCACAAGGAAATCCGCACCGCCATGCGCATGATGGGCCGCGAGCAGCGCGAGGCGTTTCTCAAGGAACACAGGACGGATCCGACCGTCGCGGCGGCGATCGTGAATGCCATTCCGGCGCTGAGCGGCGTGGACCCGCTGATAAGGCAGCACATCGCACACGAGCAGCTGCAGCGCGAACACGGCGAGGCACTGAGCGAGATCGCCGATCTCGAGGAAGTCGCGCTGGTTGTCGACGAGGTCACCGGCAAGGCTCGAAATGAGCTGCGGGAGATCATCGGCACCAGCCGCGAGGTGTTCGAAAGCATCGCCAAGGTCGGCGAAGCCCGAAACGGCGAACTGCCGATGAAGGTGGAGCAGCGCCTGATCAACGGGCAGCAGGTCGAGGTCTGCCGCGTATTCGACATGGCCGCCCGTGAGTGGCGCGACGCCTCGGCGGACGAAGTCGGGAGGGCCGCCTAAGTGGCATCGGAGTCATTCTGGCGCTCGCTGTTCGGCGGCGGACCGCCTCGGTTCATCAACATTCCGCTCGACCTGCCCAGGCCTCCCGGGATGCCGGCGGGCCCCGACACCGTTTCCGCCGACATCGCGTGCATGCGCGAGAAGTGGGAGCTGATCGACCTGGTCACCGAAGGCCACGACGCGGTCAAGAATTGCGGAGAGAGATTTCTTCCGAAGTTTGAGTGCGAGACCCCGGAAAAGCACAAGCGCAGGCTCCGCGAGGCGCCGTGGCGGCCGATCTTCCCCGACGCGCTGGAAAGCATCACAGCAAAGCCCTTCACCAGTCCGGTGGCGCTCGCAGGCGAGCCGGACGCGCGCATGAAGACGTTTGCCGAGGACGTCGATGGTCAGGGCAACGATCTCAACGTGTTTGCGCGCTCGATCTTCGACGATGCCGTGAGCCATGGCGTTGCGACGTTCTTTGTAGACTTTTCGCGCAATATTCCCCGCGCGGACGGCCGGTCCAAGACGCTGGCCGAAGAAAAGGGCCAGGGTCTCAGGCCCTTTTGGGTGCACATCCCGGCCGGGAATCTGATCGACGTCCGCACCACGTTCGTCAAAGGTCGCGAAATCGTCAGTCATGCCCGATGGTGGGAGCGACCTATCGTCGCCGACGGCTTCACCGAGAGCTGTATTCCACATATTCGCGTCGTCGAAATCAAGGACGACGGCCGCGTGTGGTGGACCTTGTGGCAGCAGCAGGCCGACGGAAACTTCGCGCAGACGGACAGCGGCGTGCTCAGCGCGGTGACAGAAGTGCCTTTCGTGCGCATCTTCACCGGCAAGCGCAAGGGAGCCATCGAAAACCGGCCTTGGAGCTACGGGCTCGCCATTATGGCGCTGGAGTATTTCCGCGCGCTGGCTCGGCAGACCGAGATCGAGAACCTGTCTGGCTGGCCGATCCTCGCCGGACAAGGGCTCACGAAGCCCACGGGCGAGGCCGAGGTGCAGATGGGGCCTCATACCGTTTTGTACGCTCCCAGCATGGAGGGGAACGCCAAGTGGGAACTGCTAGGCCCCGATGCTTCCCTGGTTGAGCAAATCGGAAAAGGCCCCGAGCGGGTTCTGGACGTCTTCTCGAAGCTCGCCATGGAGCCGACGATTCCCAAGGCAGGCGTCACCGCGACCGCGGCCGGCGTCGACAATTCACGAGCTCACAGCGCGATTGAAGCCTGGGCACTCGCCCTCAAGAACGGCCTCGACGAAGGTCTCGCCTACACCGCCCAATGGCTCGGCGTCGCCGACACGGCTACCGCAAACGTTGCAACCGACTTTGCAGTGCTCGGCGGCAATGGTGCGGCAGAGGCCCAAGTGCTCGCCTCCGCGCAGACCCGCGGCGTGATCTCGGCCGAGACCGAGCGCGCCGAGCTCAAGCGGAGATCCATTCTCGGTCCCGAGTTTGACGAGGAAGCGGAGATCGTCCGCATCGCAAGCGAACGCGAAGGCCTCGAACCCGAATTCCAGATCGATCCGGTGACCGGTCAGCCGATCGACCCGGCCAACTCCAGGAGCGCGTTGCAATGACGACATTCGCCGGCACGATCTCTCAAGGCAGCAGCGAAACAATCGTAATTCCGTACGGTCGGGTCATCGAGGTGACAACGGCCGGCGAGGCAAGCTTGGTGTACGACGACGGCGACATCGCGCGCGCCTTGAACGGCGCACCGTTGCGAATACCGGCCAACCGAGGCGACCTGCGCTTGAGGGTTCGAGCCGTGTCCGCGTTGGCGCATTACTCAATCTTTCTTTCCAACATGCTTGCAGGTGGTGATCGCGTCATCCCTTTCACGGGCGATCGAACACTGAGCCTGGACGACAATGGCAAAATCCTCCGCTGCGACGACGGATCCAACGTGACCGTCACCGTTCCGGGCGCTTTGCCGGAGTGTTTCAACGTGGGCTTCATCATGATGGGCGGCGGCACCGTGACGCTCTCTGCCGGGTCCGGCGCCACGAACAGGTCGAGCGGGACGACGCTCTCGACGCAGTATCAGAAGGGCTCATTGCTCGTGGCCCGCAACACCAATGACGCTGCGGCCGAATACCTCACCAGCGGAGATTTTGCATGAAAACGCAACCAGCCGAAGGCACATGGAGCGAAGTGCAGGCCGCGATTGCGGGCAAGGTTACCGGCGACAACGGCAAAACCGTCAGCGGCGCCGGCCCGTCGACGCCTGGCCCGAAGCTGACGCCGAAGATCGCCCTCGGCAACGCGCGGCCCACGAAATTGAAGGGCTGAGCTGATGTCAGACGTGGCCGAACTGGGTCTGAAAGTTGATTCAACGCAGGCCACAACCGCGACGACTGCGCTAAAGGGCCTCAGCGGTGCGGCCGATCAAGCGGCTGGCGCCAGCGATGCACTGGCCGCCGCGGCCGCGAAGGCCGGCGTCGCGACCGGCACGCTGAGGAGCATGGCCGACCGCGCCGGCGTTAGCTATGGCGAGATGGCGAGCCGCATCAAGGCCACCACGTCTAACCTTCAACAGCAGGCCGGCCAAATCAATAACGTCACGATGCAACTGTCTGGATCGCTTAGCGGCACGCTCGGCACGCTCGGACTCGCCGGCATCGGTTTCGGAACGGTCCTGGAAGGCGCCAAGGCTTTATTTCACTATCTGCAGGAGCAAGGGCCGACCACAGAGAAGCTGTTCGCCGAGCACAATCGCCTGCTCGGAGTGATCAAGGACAGCTACGATCGCGTCACGGATTCGACGCGCAAATGGTTCGAGCAATCGAAGAACGTGACCCAGGTTCAGCTCTTGCAGCAACAGATCGAGTTGCAGCAGAAGCTACGGGACGAGGTGGGCAACACGATCAAGGCCGTCACCCAGCCATCGAACTTCCGCGGCGTCGACGTGATCAGCAGTCTGTTCGGGGGCGGCACCAACACCGTGCGCGAAAAGTTCGGCCCGTTCGAAGATGCGATTGTCGATCTTCAGCAGTCGTTCAAGGCCGGCACGCCCGACGTGACCCGGTTCACCGAAGCGGTCGCGAAGATCGCACTGGCCGACCCGGCGCTGCAGAAGGTCGCCGCTCAACTCATCAAGACGGTTGAGGCTGCCTCGAAGGTCGACAATGCGCTCAAGGCGGTTGGCTCCGCCCTTGACGTGATCAACGGGAAGGCTCCGACCGAAGAGGACCGCGCTCGCTTGGGCTTGCCCGATGCCAAGGTTATAAAGGCGACCAAGGACGCGCTCGACCGCGCAACCGAGAGCGTCGAGAAATACATTTTGCAGACCAACGCGCAGGCCGGCGCGGTCGGCAGCAGCGTGGCAGAGCAAGAGAAGGCGAAAGTGATCGCCGACCTGACGGCCGCGGCGCTGCGCGACGGTAAGACCAATCTACAGCAGTACGCGGCAGCGTGGGACGATCTCGGCACGCGCGCAGGAGAAGCTGCGCAAAAGCTCGCCTTGGCGCGTGTCCACGATCAAATCAAATTCGAAACGCAGACCACGTTCCTCTCGCCCGAGGACGTCAAAATCGCGCAGCAACTTAAGGGCCTCTTCCCCGACCTTGCCACGGCGCTGGCGAGCCCTGAGGCCGCGGCAATGCGATTCAACGATCAGATCAAAGAAATCCGACAAACTGCACAGGACCTCTCAATCACCTTTGCTCAGGACTTCGTTCAGGGAGTCTTGTCAGGTAAGAGCGCAATGGAATCCCTGACACAGTCAGCGGCAGCTCTCGGCAAGTCACTGACCAATGCCGGCATCGCAAATATCATCAAGGATCCAACAAGCATTACCGGATACGTGGAAGCCGGCATCGGATTGGTGACGCAACTCATCACCGGAAACTCGGAAGCGCAGAAGAAGGCGGCCGAGGAGCTGAAGCAAGCCCAAGACGCATGGAAGGGAATGACCGACCAGGTTGTTGCCTTCAACCGTGCGGCAAGGGGCTTTGATCTCGGCCCGCTCACCAGCCAGATCGTCCAACTCCGCAACACCTATGACACGCTCGCGATGGCCGCGGCAAAAGCAAAGGATTTTGGAGCCGTCGCGCAACTCCAGAACACCTTTAACCAAGGCGTCTCGCGTCTAACCGAAACCTTCATCAACGGAAACCCGGTGATGACGGACCTCCAGCAGAAGATGAAGGCTGTCGCGGACGAAGGCCTTGGCCTGATCGAGACGCTTCAGCAGATGGGGCTGGCAACAGCGGTGGGCACTGCGCGGATCACCGATGCCATCGCTCGCCAGCAGGCCGCAATTTTAGAGGCCGAAGAAACCGCGAGGCGCGCGAAAGTCGAAAGCGACACCAACAGCCTCATCGCGGACGTTCGTAATAACTCCGGCGTCGGCTACCTCAACACGATCACCGACGCGATCCAGAAGTTCAATGATCTGGCGGCCGAGGGTGTCCAGCCGGGCGTTCTGCAAGGCTGGCTGATCTCGACCGCTCAGACCGCGGTCAACGGCGCCAAACTGACCGGGCAGGCGTTCCAGGATCTGATCGCGGAGTTCCCGCAACTTACCAACGCCGTCCATGAGTTCATCGATACGGAAGCGGCGGCGGCGGCGGCAACTGCGGCGGCGGCCAAACTCGCAGCGGACGCCACCCAGAAGCTTAATCTTCAGTTGCGCCTTCTGACCGCCACCACGGACACCAGCACGCAGGGCGGGGCTCTCACGCTGTTTGACGCCAAGGCGAAGCAGGAGCGTGACGCGGCCGTTGCTGGGGGCATCTCGCCCGAAAATCTGCTCCTGCTCGACCAGGCGCTCGCAGCGGAGCGGCTCGGCGTCATCAAGACGTTCACGGATCAGGCTGTCGCGGCTGAAAAGCAGCTTGCCGACGCGCGCCTCGCTCAGATGCAGCGGATTCAGCAGTACCTGGACAACCTGACGGCGGGTTCGGGGTCCACGCTGGCGCCGGGCGATCGGCTTGCAGCGGCGCAGTCGCAGTTCACCTCGCAGCTCGGCGCGGCCAAGAGCGGCGACGCCAACGCGATCCAGAACATCACCAGCTATTCCGACAATTTGTTGCAGGCGGCAAAGGACTATTACGGCTCGACCGTGGGCTACCAGTCGATCCTGGCGCAGGTCCAGTCGTCGCTCACGGGGCTGATCGGGACCGGATTGGCCGGGAGCGTGGCCGCGTCTGGCCTGCCGGGAACGGGTTCGTCTATCCCCGGCGTTTCCACGCCGACGGCAACGCCGGCCGCGGCCAACACAAACACCAATCTGGCGTCGTTGCTCTCAACTCTGATCGCTAAGCAGGACGCGCAGACGGCGGAGATTGTGGTTCTGAAAACAACGATTAAGGCATCGATCGACACCAACACGCAGGCGATTGGCGTCGCTCATGAGGAAGAGGAGGTTGAGCTGAAAGGCATGAACGCCTCGCTCAACTTCCTGAAGACAGCCGGTAAGTTGGCATGACCCAGGGGTGTGCTGAAGCAAACGCCCGCAGCAAAGCATAAAGGAGAACGGCTATGAATTTTCTTCCCTTTCCACTGAGTATGATCGGATCTGGCGCCCTCACGTCGGCAGCGACATGGGATCCCGCAGCCAAAGCGTCCATTTTTACGTTGAGCAACGGCAATCTAACTGCCGCAGGCACG